GAATCTTTATAAGAAGTTTACTTATAAGGCACAGGAGTCCTATCGTCTTGATTACATTGCTGAAGTAGAACTCGGATCTAAAAAACTTGATCACTCTGAGTTTGATACCTTCAAGGACTTCTACACCAAAGGTTGGCAGAAGTTTGTAGAATACAACATCATTGACGTGGAACTTGTTGACCGAATGGAAGACAAGATGAAACTGATTGAACTTGCTATCACGATGGCATATGACGCTAAGGCAAACTATGCTGATGTATTCTCTCAAGTTAGAATGTGGGATACTATCATCTACAACTATCTGAAAAAGAGGAACATTGTAATTCCCCCAAAAGAACGTTCTGCTAAAGATGAAAAGTATGCTGGTGCTTACGTAAAGGAACCCATTCCTGGAAAGTATGATTGGGTGGTGTCGTTTGACTTGAACTCCCTGTATCCTCACCTCATTATGCAGTACAATATCTCACCAGAAACACTTCTAGATGAGAGGCACCCATCAGTAACTGTGGATAAGATTCTAAACCAGGATATTACGTTTGAACTGTATAAGGACAAGGCAGTTTGTGCTAACGGGGCAATGTTCCGTAAGGATGTGCGTGGATTTCTTCCTGAACTGATGGAAAAGATCTATGAAGATCGCACCATCTACAAAAAGAAAATGCTTGCTGCTAAACAAGAATATGAAAAGAAAAAGACAAAAGAACTGGAAAAAGAGATTGCTAGGTGTAACAACATCCAAATGGCGAGGAAGATTCAACTTAACTCTGCTTATGGTGCTATCGGCAATCAGTATTTTCGCTATTACAAACTAGCAAATGCTGAGGCAATCACTTTGTCTGGTCAGGTTTCTATCCGTTGGATTGAAGACAAGATGAATGCCTATATCAACAAACTTTTGAAAACTGATGGAGTTGATTATGTTATTGCTTCTGATACTGATTCTATCTACCTTAATATGGGTCCTCTGGTTGAGCGTATATACAAGGGAAGAGAGAAAACTACTGAAGGCGTTGTTTCGTTCCTTGATAAGATCTGTCAGGTGGAACTTGAAAAGTATATTGAAGGTTGCTACCAAGAACTGGCTGAGTATGTGAATGCTTATGACCAGAAGATGCAGATGAAGCGTGAGAACATTGCCGAACGTGGAATCTGGACCGCCAAGAAGCGTTACATTCTCAATGTGTGGGACAGTGAGGGTGTTCGTTATGAAGAACCCAAATTGAAGATGATGGGTATTGAGGCAGTCAAGTCATCCACTCCTGCTCCTTGTCGCAAGATGATTAAGGATGGACTCAAGTTGATGATGAGTGGAACAGAAGAAGATGTCATTGACTTCATTGATAAGTGCCGTGAGGAATTTAAGAAACTTCCTCCAGAACAGATTGCTTTCCCTAGAACTGCTTCTGATGTTCGTAAATATCATTCATCAGCAACAATCTATGCTTCAAAAACTCCTATTCATATTCGTGGAGCACTTCTGTTTAATCATTACATAAAGGAAAAGAAACTAACAAACAAGTACTCACTGATTGCTAATGGTGAAAAAGTCAAGTTTATTTTTCTAAAAAAACCAAACATTATTCAGGAGAATGTGATTTCCTTTATTCAAGATTTTCCAAAGGAACTTGGTCTTGACAAATACATTGACTATGAACTACAATTTGAAAAGAGTTTTGTAGACCCACTGAAATCTATCCTTGATGCGATTGGATGGAATGTGGAAAAAACTGTAAACCTTGAACTATTTTTTGCCTAATGGATTTGCCTATTAATGATGATGAACTGAATACTATTGTAAAAGCACTTGGTTTTGGTGGAGATGCTGCTTTGTATCATAAACTCAAATTGGTGAAAGAACTTAAAGAGCAAGGTTTACCTTATAAAAAAATACTTCGTGAACAATACGGGATGGTGTGCTGATGGATTTCCTTAAAGAAATTGTAAAAGAAGTTGGTGGCGAGTATACCAAACTTGCTTCCGATATTGATGAGACTGAGACTTATGTTGATACGGGTTCATACATTTTTAATGCACTGGTTTCAGGTAGTGTATTTGGTGGTGTATCTGGGAATAAGATTACTGCTATTGCTGGAGAGTCTAGTACTGGAAAGACTTTTTTCTCTCTCGCCGTGGTTAAGAACTTTCTTGATACTCATCCCGATGGTTACTGTCTCTACTTTGACACTGAGGCTGCTATCACTAAATCTCTTGTAGAATCCCGTGGAATTGATACTTCTCGTCTTGTGGTTGTCAATGTTGTTACTATTGAAGAGTTTCGCGGAAAGGCACTCAAAGCAGTAGACCTATACTTAAAAAAACCAGTAGATGAACGCAAACCTTGTATGTTTGTGCTAGACTCTCTTGGAATGCTCTCAACCGAAAAGGAAATTACTGACGCACTGAACGACAAACAAGTTCGTGATATGACCAAATCTCAATTGGTCAAAGGTGCTTTCCGTATGCTCACTCTAAAGTTGGGGCAGGCAAATATTCCTATGATTGTAACAAACCACACCTACGATGTTATCGGTGCTTACGTACCAACGAAAGAAATGGGTGGCGGTAGTGGTCTTAAGTACGCCGCTTCTACTATCATATATCTCTCAAAGAAGAAAGAGAAAGATGGAACAGAAGTTATCGGAAACATTATCAAGGCAAAGACTGCTAAGTCACGTCTGAGTAAAGAAAATCAAGATGTAGAAGTTCGTCTCTATTATGATGAGCGTGGTCTTGATCGTTATTATGGTCTTCTTGAACTTGGTGAAACAGCAGGTCTCTGGAAGAATGTAGCAGGACGCTATGAAATTAATGGTAAGAAAATTTACGGTAAGGAGATTCTAAAAAATCCTGATCAATATTTTACCGAAGAAGTAATGCAGCAACTTGATGCTGCCGCGAAACAACAATTCTCTTATGGAACGAATTGAGACAACCATTCTCAGAAACTTAGTATTTAATGAAGACTATTCACGCAAGGTCATACCTTTCATTCAACCAGATTATTTTGAGCAAAAGACCGAGAAGGTCATTTTTGAAGAGATTGTCCAGTTCATTGTTAAGTATGGTTCAGCAATTACCATTGAAGCACTCAATATTGAAATAGAGAATCGCACTGACTTAACGGAAGATCAAATCAAAGAAATCAGAGAAATTAATAAATCTCTGAATGACTCTCCAGTAGATAAGCAATGGTTGTTAGACACAACTGAAAAGTGGTGCCGTGATCGTGCCATTTACTTGGCACTTATGGAATCAATTCATATTGCTGATGGAAATAATGAAAAGAAGAATCGTGATGCCATTCCATCAATTCTTTCTGATGCTCTTGCGGTAAGTTTTGATAATAATATCGGTCACGACTATCTTCAGAACTATGAGGAGCGATATGAATTTTACCACCGCAAAGAAGATAAGATTGAGTTTGACCTGGAATATTTCAACAAAATCACGAAAGGTGGTCTACCTAACAAGACTCTCAATATTGCTCTCGCTGGAACGGGTGTTGGGAAATCACTGTTTATGTGTCATCTGGCTAGCTCCGTCTTGTTACAGGGCAGGTCCGTACTCTATATCACTCTTGAAATGGCGGAAGAGCGAATTGCAGAAAGAATTGACGCAAACCTTCTCAATGTCCCGATTCAGCAACTGGTTGATTTACCACGCCAGATGTTTGAGAACAAAGTCACAAACATCTCAAAGAAAACGCAAGGAACTCTTATAATTAAAGAGTATCCTACTGCCTCTGCCCATAGTGGACACTTTAAGGCACTGCTTAATGAGTTGGCACTTAAGAAATCATTCAGACCTGATATTATTTTTATTGACTACCTTAATATTTGCGCTTCCTCTAGGCATAAGGCAAATAGCTCTGTCAATTCTTATTCATATATCAAAGCAATTGCTGAAGAACTTCGCGGTCTGGCGGTGGAATTCAATGTTCCCATTGTCTCTGCTACCCAGACTACCCGCAGTGGTTATGGGAACTCTGATGTTGAACTTACTGATACTAGTGAGTCCTTTGGTCTCCCTGCTACTGCTGATCTTATGTTTGCCCTTATTAGCACTGAAGAGTTGGAGGCACTTGGGCAGATTATGGTGAAGCAATTGAAGAACAGATACAATGACCCTACTATCTACAAGCGTTTCATTGTAGGTATTGACCGTGCTAAAATGCGTCTTTATGACTGTGAGCAAACTGCTCAAAAGGATATACTTGACTCTGGACAAGATGACGAGTATAATGATGAAGACAAGAAACCTAAAAAGTCGTTTGAAGGATTTAAATTTTAATGGAAACTGCTAGACACGTTAATTTTGATAAGTATGCTGAGTTTGTGGATGCTGTAACTTCTGATGCGTCCAAAGACTTCCTTTCCCTTTCTGATCGTCTTGTCGCACTGGATGAGAAAGGTGCTAATATTGAACGCCTACTGACTGCTGCTGTTGGTATCAATGCCGAAGGTGGTGAGTTTATGGAAATCGTCAAGAAAATGATCTTCCAAGGCAAACCATT